CTCAACATCACCAACAAATTCTGTATTTAGTTTGCATAGTAGTGCAACATATATGAACGCAAGTGGTCAAGAAAATATTGCTTATTGTTTTGCTGAAAAAACTGGTTTTTCAAAATTTGGTTTGTATGATGGAAATGTTAATGTTGATGGACCATTTTTATTTTGTGGCTTTAAGCCTTCATACGTTCTTATAAAATCAAGAACTCTTAATAATCAACAATGGTGTGTATTTAGTGATGGCTTAAATCCATTTAATGAAATGACAAATACTTTGCAACCAAGCACAAATGGAGCAGCAGATGGAAATACTCTCTACAACGATATAGATATGCTTAGTAATGGATTTAAAATAAGAGAAGATAACGATAATATAAATGCAACAGGTCAAAGTTATATTTTCATGGCATTTGCAGAAGCTCCATTAGTAGGAAGTAACAACGTACCATGTACAGCGAGGTAAAAAATTATGAGTAAAAATAGAAACATAGCAGATTTATTAGACGCAAACGGAGACGTTAAACTTGCAAGTTTAGATAACATAGATCTAACTAATCTTAATGCAAGCCATCTAACTTCGGGATCCATCCCCGATGCTCGCGTTCCAGCTAGTGCTGTATCTCAACACGCTACAAGTTTTGATGACAACAAATTAGTTAATGATATTTCTACACTTGCTTTAAGACAAGCGTCTAATGAAAACAAATCAGCTTACAATACTCAATCAATGTTTGTAGATGTATTTCAAGATAGCACAGGAATTACAAATTTAACTAATACTGGTAGAAATAATAGTGAATTTATGTCAACATTAGTTCAACAAGATTTTGACTGGGATACTTTAGATACTACTGTTGGAGCAGATGGTGATGTAACAGTTATTGGAAATCAAAGTGCGTCTAACGGAGATGTTTTTACTCTTACAGATGTTTCAAGTTGGAATAATTGGAAAAGTCTTACTAATGCTTCGCAGTATATTTCTCATAGTAATAGTGGCACAAGTTCAGGTTATGCTTTAGGTCATCTTTTTGATTTTAAAGGTAATATATCTATAACTGCTTTGCATATAGGCAGACGAACTACAAATGGTGAAGTTACAAGTTATAAAGTTGAATACAGTACTAATGGAACAGATTTTACTTTACTAGATTTATCTAGTGCTACTGCATCAACAGTTGCTCGTTATAGTTCGAATGGTAATAATACTACTGGAGTTGGTGATATTTCTTCTATGACAAGTGCTGGTATAATTAATTTTAATGTTCTTGGTGCAGTTGGTGGTGAGTATGGTTATCTTTATAAAATAGAGAACTTCTCTCCAATTACAGCAAGATATATTAGAAAAACATACAATTACCAAAACTCAGGAAATAATAATGCAGGTGCAGGAAGATTAATTCCAGTTGGAACTATTGATAATTTCTATGCAACAGGTTCATTCGAAAGCAACGCAATCACAGCTCCATCAAGTGTTTCATCTATGGGAGCTATTATTACTTATCAAGACAATGGCTCGACAAATAATGTTTTAAATACAGATATAATTTTAAAACTTTCTGCTGATGGTGGTTCTAACTATTCAACTGCTACACTTACAGCTATGCCAGATTTTGCATCTGGTATTAAGATGGCAAAAGTGAATGACTTGACAATCGCAAATGCGGGGACAAGTTTAAAATACAAAATAGAATTTGCAAATCAAGCTAGTGGAACTAAAGACGCTAGAATTAGAGGCGTAAGCTTACAATACTAATGCAAGTGTTGCTCACTATGATATTGTGTTCAAGTATTCATGGGGGTTGCTTAGATCCTTTTCCATTTTCAAAACACGATAGTTATTACGATTGTTTAATATCGGGTTATGAAGAAGCAATAAATAAAACAAAAGAATTAGGCAGATCTGAAATTAACAAAAACGAAATTGTTGTTAAGTTTAACTGTACTTACGTGAAAGGTACCAATGCCTAGAAAAAGAAAATCAACAACGTCAAACGAAAACGCTATTAGAATATCTTATCACGAAAAAGTCTGTGCTGAGCGAATGAAAACTTTATTTAAAAGTATAGATGAAATGCGAAAAGATATTCGATCTCTTAAAGAGGATATGGCGAGAGGTAAGGGAGCCGCAGCTATAATAATATTAGTTGGAGGCTTACTTGGCTCAATCGTCTACTACTTTACGAAATAGAAATACAGCTGCTAAAGGTTTAGAAACTGAATTGTTAGCAGCAGCTCACTTCGTTAAAGATCCAAACAAAATAGTATTCACACCTATTGGTGGTAGGGGACCCATAGATCTATTGGTTTTAGATTTAGTTACAGGGGAGTATCAAGCTTATGATGTTAAGACAAGAAACTTCAGATCCAACGGATCAAAGATTAACAGAAGTCGAACAGCTGAGCAAAGAAAACTCGGTGTTAAAATTTTTAATTTTGACCCACAACAAACTAGAGGAACTATGGCAGACTACACAGAACTTAAAAATAAAATTAAAAAACACGAAGGTTACCGAGACCATATTTATCTTGATAGCTTATCCATTCCAACTTTCGGCTATGGTCATATGGTTTTACCTACCGATGATCTTGTTGAAGGTGAGCATTATCCTATTGAAGTTGCTGAGGAATACTTTGACAAAGATTTTAATATTGCTGTCAAAGGCGCTGAAGAACTTATCGGAGAAATATCTTTAAACTTTATACAAAAGTGCTGCATCATTCAGATGGTGTATCAACTTGGTAAACCTAGAACTTCTAAATTTAAAAAGATGTGGCAAGCTTTAAAAGATGGAGACATCCAGGAAGCTTCAGCTCAGATCTTAGATAGTTTATGGAACAAGCAAACACCTGGTCGATGCGCTGAGGTAGCATCAGAAATGGCGAGTAGTAATTTATGATTTGGGGATTATTAGGTAAGACAGTTGTTAGTCATACAACAAAAGCTTTATCAGCTCATTTACAAAAAAGAGAAAACAGACAGGTAGCTGAGATTGAAGAAAGTAAAGTTGTAAGAAAAGCACAGATCCAGCATTCGGGATATAAAGATGATTTAATTTTAATTTACTTCCTGGCTATCTTTGCTTTACCTTTATTTGGTGAGACAGAAAGATTTTTAAACTGGGCTAAAGTATTAGCAGCTCTCCCGTCTGAAATATTTTATATATTTGGAGCAATCGTTGCAGCTAGCTTTGGAATAAAAATTTCTAATATCTTTAAGAAGTAATGGCACGTGTAAAGTTTGATGTTAATAAACTTCCGCATGAACGGATCCCAAAAAGAACTAGCATAACAACGCGAAAGAAACCTAAGTTTTCTAGTATGAATAAACATAAGAAAAGAACTTGGAAGAAAAAAAATAGAGGTGGTAGATGAAGTCACTTAAACTCTCGGAGAATACAGGGATCCAGCTCCCTGCCAAGAACCTTTTAATGATTGTCGCTGGCGCAGTAATTGCAACAGTTTCTTTTTTTCAATTAGAAACACGTATTGGATCTTTAGAAACTTCAAGAGAATTATTCAATGCAGATCTCTTAAAAAAAAGCCAGCAGTTACCAACTGACCAGGAACAATTTTTGATCCTGGAACATCTTGCGGAGCAGGTTGAGAATATACAAAAAGAAATGGAGACGATGAGAAACAATAACGTCAACATTAAATACGCTATGAAAGATATAGAAAAAATTAAAAATACTTTAGAAGATATTAAAGACAAAGTAAGAGCCAACGGGGGATATTAATGGTTGAGAGTGTGGTCGCATTATTATTAATGGTTAATACAGAAATAAAAGAAGCACGTATACAAAAGTCAATTAGCGAATGCTTAGCTAGGAAGCGCGTAGCTATGAGACAAGCAACTAACAACGTAAGCTATCAATGTATTACTTCGATGGCTGAGTTGGAGAAAAACGTAGATGGATCGATTTCAATTAAAAAATTAATTGTAGATTAGTGAAGAAAAAGCTTTGGAAGAAACCTAAACAGATTGTTATGGATATTGGCAAGTGTATGTATTGCCAGGAAAATATGATTAATACTGAAAGCTTTGTTGTCTTTGCTACAAAAGAAAAAGCACACTATCAATGCATGAAAAAGCACGATGAGCTGGTGACAAAATGAATGTTTCAAATAAGAAACATCGCATAAAATAAGGCTTAATTAGTATGCATATTTGTTTATTATTTTTTTTCTATTTAGGTTAGAAGTGTTATATATCAATAGTTATTAGTCGTTTGGTTTACAGGTTCAAATCCTGCCGCCCCGACCAATTATCGTTGATAACAAATAATTTTTTTTACTTGGTGATTTTTTTGGTGATTATTTGCGGGGCATGTAGCCCCGCTTTTTTTTTGTCTATACTACAGATCTAGCACCAGCTTGATACATTTCTTCAGCTTCAGCCATTGCCTTTTTATCTTGAGGAGTTAGAAAAGGTTTTTGATAATTCATTTCTAGCTCTAGTACAGGCAAGATCTTTTGATACTTAGCTGCCATAGATCTATGCCTTTGCATAACAAGATCTATAGAATTAAACTTATGCAGCACCTTTGCTTTAACTTTAGGAGAATGTATTTTATTGATCTCCTCATATGGGTTGCCATTAGTTATAACATCGAAGTCATAACCAAAAGCTCTACAAATCATTAGTAGTTTTTCAGCTGGTATACCATTTAACCCGCTTTCATTTTTTTGTATCTGTTGGAAAGAAACAGAAATTACATTGCCAACTCTAGTCTGAGTTTCCTCTATTTGCATTCTCTGTATTAGCAACATCTTTGCTAATCTTCCTCTCTCATCAAATATATCTACTGTGATTTTTTGTTGTGGTAGCGCCATAAATTACTCCGTAAGGTTTAAGTTATTTAATAGCTTTTGATTTTCTTTTTGATTATCCAGGTTACCTTCATAGTGTTTGTTAAATGTATTCAAATTACCCCAACCAAACCTAGTTGTGAAACCTTTGTCTGAATACATTTTACTATTTCTTATGAGTGTACTACTGAATTTTCTAAATGGTTTTAATCCGCCAACCCAGTTAACGCCAGCTCTCTTAGCTGCATCCTGGACTATTCTCTTGGATACCTTTAATGAATAATTAAAAACTCTCCCACCTTTTTTGTAGATGAATGCTGTATCAAGCAGCGCAAGTAATTTATCTGAACAATCTATAACTCTCCTGCTGCCGCTATTTTTTAAGAAGTCTTTTCTCAATCTATTTTTATAATCAATACTATCTTTAATAAATATTTTTTTATTTTTGAAATCTATGTTTTCCCATGTCAAACCTAAGATCTCATTGGGTCTAGCTCCTGTTTCAGCTGCTGTATATAACAAAGCTTTATAAGGTAGGTTATGTGTAAGCTTAATCATTGCTGATACCTGGTCTTTAAATGGAACGAACTGATCCCCGGGGAACCTTTGCAAAGCATTTCTAGAAAATTTAAAAGTTAAGATCCTTAGATCACAGTTAATATTTTTTTCATCACAATATCTAACAAACCTTTTAAACAATCCAACAATCTCAATAACAGATTTTTTAGATAACAAATCACCTTTGCAATTTTTTGCTTTAGTAATCATGGGTATAAATGTTTCTTTAAATGTGCCTAAGCTAAGATCTGAAATCTTTTCTATACCTTGGTTAACGAAGTAGGGTTCAATAAAATTATCTATAAAACCTAAATAATTTTTATTAGTTTTTTTAATATTAAGTCTGTCGTTTTGTATGTAATTTTTAAACTGTTGCAGCTCTACCATAACTTTAGTCTCATCAGCATTGAGTAAAGCTTGTTTAACTTCGGGTGTATCAGCTGTAGCTGTAAGTATAAATCTATTTGCTTTTCTTTTTTCGTTTAGCTCGTAAGTCTTAACTTGTTTTTTCTTACCATTAACTATTGTGTAAATACTAATCTTATTATTTTTTTCTGTTTTATACAGTTGCATATT